AACGAATTAAATAATTTTGGAATTGAATGCGATATTATACTAACATTGTCTATATATGGACTTTTTAATTCTTCAACAACCCAACATTTAAAATTAACTGCAATATCATCAGATAATCTATCGGTTAACTTAACATATAATTGATTGCCAACAACAACACTATTAATAAATTGTACCGTTTGATTTTGGCTAAAATTTAATAGGTATGTGCGATATCGGTCAAACGGTTTATATGTTGTAGATGTTTGCTTTACCGTATCAATAAAATTAGTAATTGATTTTAAAAATTCTGGATTTTTTTCATCAATAGCACGAAGTTTAATTTCTGTTCGATCAGGAGAAATTTCTTCAATTCGCAAATGTTGAATATTATAATCGCCTATTAAATTGCGAAAGAAATTTATAGCAAATTTATAATTTCCTGCTACAATTTTTAATTTATCTAATTCATTTTTAAGATTAATGCCAATTGGCGCTTCTAATTGAATTGTTTTTTTAGTAACAGGATCAATGATAGAAGAAGGTCGAGCTTGTTGTTGAACATCATGTTCTCCAGTAATCCATTTATCAGCCGAATAAACATGTAATTCTAAATGTATGTCGTCGCTAGCCTTTTCTAGCTCAGGAACTGTTGTATATTGTTCATCTACATATGAAAACAATTGTTGTTCATTAAATGAAAATCGTTCTGCAGCAACTGCGTTTTTAGCAGATAATAATTTAGAACTATTTTTATACTGTGATATCATTGGATCTCCTGATTCCATTTATCTACATTTTTGGATGCATCTGTAATAACCCAATATGATGTTGCAGCGTTAATTGTATGATAGTTAGATGAATTATTAAATGAAGACCCGTCTGCATCTCTCCTGGTAGTTGTTGTCTTTTTGCTGCTCCACCAGTTCTTCTTTTTTGTTTCAGTTACACTGCTATCTGCTGGAATACCGTCTGTATCTGGATTTGGTGCCCAAAAACCATCTTCGTTTGCATTCGATCCTAGCATAAACGAATCGCCTATTTCAAAGTCTCGATTTAATATTACTTTTTCCTCAACTAATTTTTTTACTTGATATTGAGTCATCTCCCACCATTTTCTGCCAGGTGACGCTATATCATACAACGGTATAAATTGTTCCACAAGGCCATTTGCAACCGATTGTTTCATTATTGCAAAGGAAACGCTACCTACGCTGTCTGCAAATCCAGAATCATATCGATGTTCTAATGCAATTCGGAATCGAAGATCTTTTCCGGAATTTTTAATTTCTTTAGTTATATAATATTGGTTTGTACGTTTTTGTATAAGACCCTCTTCAATCTCATCCATTAATATTACTTTTCCATTGCCTGCAGCAAGTCGTTTATTTTCACTTGGTTTATATCGTGCATATATTAAGTCTGGTTTTTCTAGTTCCGGAGCTTGTTCTAAGTTATATGCAATATCAACATCATTATCTATTGGCGAATAAACAACTTGCACTGGAAACTTAAAATAATTAAACTGAGTATCTAAAATATCATTTACTGACTGTTTATTATATGCATAAGTAACACTTTCTATAGTTAACATGTTACTAGATGATGCATCTATAATTAAATGACCAGATTCCGCGTTTCGTTTATTTACGGCAGGGTCATTTGACATAGCAGTTATACCATTCAATTGATAAATTGTATGATTTGTAGTATTTATTGCCATTATCTAGTTACTTTAAAATACGTGTCATTATTAATATATTGTACTGTAATTCCGTCAATTATTTTTAATTGTAATCGATAACTTCGTTCTGGCATAAATCCATTCATGTCAATATGAATAAAATTGCTTGTAGAATCACAACTTAATTTAGTATAAATATTATCGTACGGAATAATTACTTCATCTGTTGCAGCATCAAGTATTGAATAAAATGATGATGTTGGTAAGTAATTGACAGTTTCTATAGGAAATAAATTTGTAGCAGATTTTACCGGATATTTATTTCTACTATAAATTCTAATTTTTGCAACCTCAGCTTCATTATAAGCTGGTTTTAACTTGGTATATGTTACATATGAATCTAGATTAACCGCAGTCAACGATCCCGTTGTAAACGTGCTATTATCTAGGTACATTACTAGTTTAGGAACATATATTGTATGCGTTTCTCGACTAAAATATTGTACAGCTCCATACGATGAAGTACTGGTTGTATTTACTAATTCTAATAAAAATCCATGATTTGGAATAGTATATCCACCTGATCCGCTGAGCCATAATTTAATGGCATTTGTAACATTTAAATTGATATCGGTGGTACGATAAGAAAATGATTCAGATACAATTAATGAACTAGTTGTTGCTGACCCGGAGCTATAAATCCAACTGCCTCCGGAGCCAGAACCTGATATATAAAGATTCGATCCAGCTGTTATTTGTTGTTGTTGGCTGCCACTTATCCATGGGACATTTGGTTTTGCCCCATTCCAAGAAGCACCATCTGTAGTTAATGATGTAATAATACCAGTACCATTATCCCATGGCTGCCCAACTATTTTTGCAGATATATCATATTCTGCTGCTAAATTACGGGCATGGGTAGTATATAGTTGCAATATAAATTTGCAGTCAGTAACTGATTTATTATAGTTTGATAATGATTGTGAGATTTCAGTTATATCAAATTTTAAAAGACTATTAATTGATGATATAGTATCATCTGTATTTAAACTTTTTCCAACTTCTAATACAGAATTTAGTCCACTATTAGCGTATAAATTTGATTCATATAATGTTGTATCTTTTTCTGCATAAAATATTTTAAACATGGGTTCCTTTAATGAGTTACAACTCGTCCTTTTATATCTTGATCGGGAAATTTTAATTCAAATATGCTAGGGTCTAATGATGGGTATATTATTCCATTTTTGGTACTTGCATTTAAATCATACAAATTCCCGGAATATTTGAATGCAGTATCATATAAATTGTTAAACACAACATTGACAATGTTTTGTACTCCACTGACACTGGCTAAAATATTTGATACGTCTGATTTTACAATTGGCTGATTTATTTGCCATCGATCTATAGAAAAATATGTTTTTAATGCATTAATACAATTCAATAAAACTTCATTGCTATTATAATTAGATAATACAGTAATTTCAAATTGCATACCAATATTAATAATAAATGCATTTTTTATATTTACAGCATCAGTTAAAATCCGATAATGATCAAGATATGTTTTTAAATTTTCTTTAACTGCATCATTTAACTGAGTCAATTGTTTATTTTGATCAAAACCTAACACATATAAATTCATGGCTAACGGATTAGCAATTCTAGTTTGTTGCATATCTTTTTGAGATATCTGATCGTCTGGAATAATATATGCTTTTGCAATACTACCAAATTTTGCCGGCATTGAATATGTTCGTATAATATAATCTTCGCGAGTTACTAATCTTGCTTGAGTTGCAAAATTAGCTAGTGCATTATTTTTTATATCTTGCAAAGAATCACTTGTTCTTGCGCCATTAGCAGCTTCTGTATTATTAACAGTTACTGTGTTTTTTATAAAATTTAATGTAGATACATTGACAGACGAATTAATATCATCATTAAATTTTATATTATTAATTTTATTTAATACATTAGGACCAACATTATCTGATAATCCATTTCCTACAGAATATTGTATAGTTAATGTAGTATTTGCTGGTGCTTGTCCATATGCTTTAGTATATAAAAAATTTGATGCATCAATATCAATGTCAATTTCTTTTCTAACCGACGATAATCCATTACCAACATTTGTCGGATTAGGAATCAATTCAACATCATGTTCTTCAGAAACTCCAGAGCCAAATTGTATTTCAATTTTATTATCACTTCTAATTCGAGTAATAAATCTTTTAGCAGTCTTTTTTAATTTTAATAAACTAGGGACATTAGCCCGATATATTGAAAGTTCAGGATCGTTTTCTGCTAGATTTACTGCTGCTTCAAATATAGTATCCTGAGCTAAATATGGTACTTCGTACCATGAATCACCATCTGATTCAGTAACTGATATAATTTCTATAATATTTGTATCTGGTAATAGAACTTTATCGTATGCTATCGGACTTCCAAATGTAAATTGTGCTGTTTTTATTTCGCCAGAAACCGCATTGACGCGTTTTTTTAATAAAAAATATGTTGGTAGTTTTGTTATAGAATCAACTTCATAAACAGTAATTTCGGTTGGATCTAATGATGATGAATAATTAAAATCAACCGTATCTGTCGTTCTAAATTTAGTTGTACCGGTAGTATCTTCAACAACTGTATTATTATTTATATTTAATGCAAAATTAAAATCCGGAGTTATATTTACACCAGATCCAATTGCTGGCAATAATTGATATATATCTAATTTAACGTATGCTGGAACGGCACTTTTTGGTTTGTATCCTAAAGTTTTAGCAATATCATATATATTAGCACGTTCTGTTGCTTGTTCAAGCATCGATTCTTTTAAATTTACATCTGTATAATATGATAATACATCGCCAACATATGCTGCTAATTCTACAAATACCATCCCAGGGGAAGATTCATGAAAATCGTTGTATGTATCTGGAAAATATTGTTTTGTGAAATCAATTAAATTTTTACGAAATTGACCAAAATTCTTATTAAGATATGATATATTTTTTTTAGTTTCCATTCTGTTCCTCTATTATAATTAGTCCGTTAGGATCTAAATTAAACGATAATACGTTATCTTGTCCATTAACTGAAAACTTGACTGTAATTCGAATTTCATGTGTTAAATTAGGGTCGTCATATTGTGTTACTATATCGATAGCGTCAAGGTCAATTTCAGGAATATATGTTGATATTGCTTCACTAATCGTATCTGTAATAAGTTCTTTAATATTATCATCTGCAGGTTCAAATAATATGTTTAATAAATTTGTTCCAAATTCTGGAAACCCGTATCGTTCTCCCTTTTTGGTTAATAATAAATTTTTTAAGTATGCAATTGTTAAATTATATGATGATCTAAGTATTTGAAATGAACCATTTCCAGAAAACCGTACATCAACACCTGACGTAGTATTAGTTGAAATATTAGCATTAGACAGTTGATTACTAAGCAATATAGAATCTGTTGCTTGGATTATGGTATATCCCATTAAGTCACTTTCTGTTTATTTATAACTTTCATTAAATCAGAATAATCTCTTGTAATCGCACGTGCTACCTCCGGAGCTATCTTAAGTAGTTCTCCAGTTTCAGGATCTTCCATTGTTTTTGGAATAGTTGATCCAATACCTTGTGATTGTTTCATATTGTTTCGCATCATACCAAATCCTTGAGCATCTTTAGATGTCATGTTAATTTCATCAATTCCTTCATTCATTAATGACGCAAAACTAGTCGTCGGTTCTGCATCATCATTTATTGCGTTTGTTTCATTTAAAATATCTGCCCATTTATTTTCTTTAAATTGTGTACGAGGCCGATTTGATTGATTAACTGTCGGAGCAACTTGTTGTTTTTGTTCAATGATTGTAGATTGAAGACCTTCGCGAAGGATCTCTGTTAATTCTTCTTTAATAACTTGTCGTACTGCAGATTTAAGTGCTAATATAAGTGTTTTTGAATTCATATGAGTATTTTTATAATAAATATAAGGATTAATATTTTACGGGTTGTCCCCAAGAATTATTTTCTAATTTAGGACCATATATTGATTGATCATCTAAATTAATGTAATAATCACCTAGTTTACCTAAGGTATCAATTGGACCTCCTGATGCTTGATATACTTTACTAGGTGCTTCTAGAATTGAAGATAATAGCTCTCGTTGTTGACTTAATAATTGTTCAATTGTGTCTGACCGAAAATTTAAATCGTCTTCGGAAACATTAACTTTTGTATAAAATTCTGTTTGCAACGCGTCATTATAGCCAGTAACGGCGTCAATGCCATCTATTCGATCTCCAAAGCCATCATAACCATTATTGCTAGAACTATCAGCATCACCATTATTACCGGCATCAGCTATTATAGGTATATTTAAAGGAGGCTCTTCATTGCCGCAGGCATTGCTAACAATATTGGCAGCTGAAATTAGCTGCGGAATTAATGGAGCTAACTTTGCCGGCAAAGTTGCAGGTATTGTTGCTAACGAGCTTAATGATGTAATTGCATTAACTAGAACAGCATCTTGTATTAACATGAGTTGACTAGCAATAAATACAGGGGCTGTAACTGGATTTGATAATTGAGCTGCCGTTAACGCTAATTTAATACTTTGTGCAACTGATATCAATGATTTAACTGTAGTAACTACTTTTTGCACTTTCGGCACTAGTTCCTGAATTGTTGTAATTTGTTTTTGTATTTTTTCAATTTGATTTTTAATCTGAGTAATATTGGGATCGTTACATTTTAAATTAGACGGCAATTTTGTAGCATCTTGAACTACTTTTAAGACCTGATCCGTTAAACGATCGGTTTGTTTATCAAAAACAGTAACAAATTTACTAACTCCTTTTGCTGGTAGTTTTGGCACTAAATCTAATGGTGGTACTATTGCACTCATAATATATCGTTATTTATATGGATTTTTTGTTATAAAATATTTTGAACTTAATAGATCTTTCAATTGATTCTGTGCTGTTGTTGCTCCACTATAACTAGTAAATCCACCTAGCATGGTACCACATTGAATAGGCACTCGTAATTGATTAAGAATTTGCTGCAGAATCTTGTACAAAATATCGCCATGCACCAAATTTGATGTAGCGGAATCATTGCCAATTTTTACTTCACCGGTAGTATTTAAAATAATTCCACGCGGTGAATTTATAACAGCTAGATCTGTTTTTGCACTTAAAACAATGCGATCGGCAACACCTATAAATTGAGATTGTTTAAATTCTGACTCATTTGGCAGCATTGTTTTTAATGAATTTGGTTTTTCCTTAGTCCCAAATTTTAAACGTTTAACGTTTTGAGTACTGGTTAAATATAAAGAGGCATCGTCAGATTCAATGTTTTCAATTGAATATATTTCAATTGGTTTTCCGGTTGGTGGTTTAGATCGCGTATTAGTCAGTATAATAATAGGATCGCCATCTTTATTACTATTCCATGTAGATGCAATAGTATATTCTTCTTCATTTGTTTTGACCGAACTTCCTAATCTAATAGAATTACCCCAACGGCCTTCAATTAAAAAGTCTCCTCTAAATGGTTGTTTAGGAACAATTTCAGTTTTTAAAAAATTAGGATCTTCTATAAACGTTGATGAATTAACTGGAATGGATTGGTAATTGTGATTTGCATTAGACATTGTGCCAATACTAGGAAAATAATACCATTGAGGCGTTCGATCTGTTCTAGTTGTAGAATTATCATATCCCTTTACAACCAATACTGATTCGCCAATTAATGGTATTTGTTTAATGTTAGCTGAAATTGGTTGAACATCGAAAAGTATTGTCTCAGTCGAAGTTTCATAAATTAATACAGAAATACAAAATAATTTATTTTGTCTGCTTAAGTCATCAGGTTTATATGTTTTGTTTGTATCGGGTAACGGAATTACTTCGCCAATATAAAATTCTATATCTGTACTATTTGTCATCTAAATCCTTGATGTTTATTTTAGATTTTACGGCTTCCATTTTTTGTGCTAATACAGTTTCGTTATGATCAATATTGTCTAATTCATCTTGTAACTCAGATGATAACGTTTGTTCTGCCATTAATAAAAGTTGTTGTTTTTCATTATCACTTAACAATCCATCAGCACCTGATATAGTTTGTTTAGTTGAAATGTATCGTTGTACAATTGCTGTCAATTTAACTAGATGATCATCATTTTTTACTGCAACATCTAAATATTCTTTAATTAGTGGAACAATTATTGTAGCATCTGACGCATTTTTTATTAATGGTTGTAATTGAGATATTAACTGATTAATTTGTCTATCTTTTTTTTTGGAGTTATGATATACATCAGACATTAAGTCTGCAAAACTAGTACCCTTGAATAATTCATCATTTTTATCCATTATATAAAATTCTTTAATATAAATATCAAAAAGGCAAATTTACAAAATTTGCACATTCATATTCGCGAAATTTGTTGTTATATAATTGTTTTAAAACTTTAATAACACGAGTTATATTAGTTGTCTCGTAACCTGTGCGTTCTCGTATAAAAATATACAATGCTTTTTTATTAAAGTCGTCAATATTTTCTCGAGTTTCAAATATATGAAGAACAGAGTCTGCAACATGTATATCTGTAGAGTTATGAAACAAATAATTTAAATTGTTATAACAATATTCAATATATGCGTCCATGAATTCACGCAACGTTTCTGTCATATCAGAATTATGAATTTCAGTTACAATGTTGCGTTGTTCATCAATATTTAATTCTAATGTATTTGATTTAAGTTTAGCATATGCTTTTTGATTTTCTGCAATCAAATAATTAAATGATGTTCTAGTATAATATGAATATGCTTTTCCAGCTTCTGGATTAAATTTATTTAATCGTTCAGTCAAATATGTAACCAAGTCAGTTTGTAAGTCTACAAAGGAAGAATCAATGTATGTGGGTTTAACAGTATTTATTAAATTTTCTGCCATTTTAAGAAATGCAGGATATATAAATCGTTTATAGATGCGTTCGCGCTTTCTAGGAAACTCAGCTGATCGATTATATGCTGATATAGCTATATCTGTTATTTTTGTAAAATAATTATTACTTTTCTTCTTCCGTGCCATTGTCGTATTCTTGTTTTAATTTTGTTATAACATCATTCAATAATTGGAAGGTAGTTCCAGATTCGTCGTCTGACTCAAATGCTCCTAGTCGATCTATCTCTTTCATTTTATTGTAACAATCAACAATTGTTGTGTACATGTATTGATTATTTTGTTCTAGACTAGTTATATACGTTAAATTTGATTCGTCTAGATCTTGATTGTCAGCCAATACTCCAGCTAAATACCAAACTCGATATGATAAATACGTAGTAGCTGCTG